CTATACAAGCATTAAAAAATGCATTTCATGAGCCCCGTACTAGAGTATTTGTTGATCAAAGAAGTTATTTAATTGGTATTCTTGCATATAGATTTATGATGACTGAACATCAAATTGCTACTGCAGTTGGAATTAAAAGAGATATGGTTAACTATAACAAAAGATTAGCCATACAATTTCAAAATGATAAAGCTTATAACAAGAATGTCTATGTATATGCTCAGATGTTTCCATTTGATTTTAGCTCAGTAGAAAAATATGTAAGAACAGGGAGAGCTGTTAGAGTAGAACTAGACTTAGAAAGAAAGTTATACAATAAGTTAAAAGCAGCTGGATCAATTCTTGGTCATAAGGACATAAGGACAACAATTAAATTATTCTTAGAAAAAAGTTTAAAGTTATGGGAAGAATGAAAGAAGTATGTATACAAATTATGGAAGAAAATGGAGGAATACCAGAGGGTATGACACTTGGAGATGTAGTTAGAATGAAAGAGTTAGAAATTTATAACTGGCAAGAATATGAAAGAAAGAAGGATAGAGTTAGATTACAATCTATTGAACAAGAAAATTCAAGAGAGATTGGAAAAGTACAACAAGCAAACAAAAAATTCTCCAGCCACTACGGTGAAGCAAGAGAAGAAAAAAACAGTGAACAATGAAGAAGGTGATTAATTTATTAGGAGCAATACTAATTACAGGAAGTGTTAGTGCTCAGTGGACTTATAAAACTTTTAATAATGGATTTGATGATCCATATAAAATGGCATATGTAAGTAATAGTGAAAATGCTTTAGCAAAATTAGAAAATGTAGATAATGCTATTGTATTTTATGTACAAGATAGTTATTTCTGTGATGAATCACCAGTTGTAGATATTGTATTTACTGTAAATGGTATTGATAAAAAACATCATTTAATTGGAGATAAATCAAATGATAATACAACAGTATTTTTTACATGGAATTTTGAAACTTTACCTGAAGTATTAGCAGATTTTAAAACAGCTTCAGTAATGAAAGTTAGAATTAATGAAACTCATTGTACATCAGAAATTTACAAGTTTACTATGACTAATAGTAAAGCTGCATATGATTTCATGATAAAGTAATGTTACATTTTCTAAAATATCTAGTGGTATGGATAAGCCAAAACTTGTCCATACCATTTTGGATGGTTGGTCATGTACATTTGATGTCCACTATATATGAGGACATTCATGAAATAATAGCATCCTGTGGTATGAATATACTAGTTGCTATTGGTTTTATTATTGATTATTTAGAACAGAAAAAAAAGAAATAGTATGACTTGGATATTAATCATATCACACATAGGATTTGTTTTATGGTTCTATGTAGGTTATCAAATTGGAAAAAGAAAGTAGTATGAAGAATGATGTATTTAATACAGCTAAGAAATTAAAAGATGAATATGATAAACTTTATGAGTACAAAAGAAAGTTACAACATGCTAAAGGTTGTGGTTTAAATAGAGTAAAATTAGAAGTTTATGTTGGTATTTCTAATAGTCCATTGGAATTATATTTTAAGAATATGGATTTAATGAGAGAAGCTATTGAAAAAGAAATAGAGTTAGTAACTGTTGAGTTAGATCAGTTACAAGAGCAATTTGATAACCTTTAAATCAGAATAGAATGAAAGTAATAATTGAATTTACAGATGAAGATGCTGCATCTGATGCTCAGGTAGCATTAGATGGGTGGAAGTATAGAGCTGCTATATGGGAAATAGATCAATATCTTAGAAATGAAGTTAAGTATAATGAGAAACTTCCTAGTGAAGTAGCTGAAGCTTATGAAAAGTTAAGAGATAAGATCCGGGAGATTTTATCTGATAGTAACCTAACAATGGAATAGTCATGAGAATACTATTTGAATTTATATATGTAGCACTAATCAGCTGTATATATAGAAATCTAGAATAATATGTCTGTAGTAGAAAAAGTTACCAGAAAGTCTATGGTTATTAGACCTTCTGGTAGATCTACAGATTTTATTAGCCCAAGTTTTGGACATGGTTGTCTTTATAATTGTACTTACTGTTACATGAAAAGACACAAACCGGAAGGATTATCTGTAGCTACTAATACTATGGATATCCTGACAGAAATTAATTCACATGCTTATTTTTCTACAGTAGAGAAACCTAATCAAACAGGAGAGTATATTACTTATGACATTTCTTGTAATGAAGACTTTGCTCTACATGCAAAATATCATGACTGGAAAACAATCTTTGCATTCTTCAGAGATCATCCACTTGCTATGGGTTCATTTGCTACTAAATATGCAAATAAGGATCTTTTAGAATTTAATCCAGAAGGTAAGATTAGAATAAGATTTAGTCTTATGCCAGAGAAATGGAGAAAAGTTCTTGAACCTAATACAAGTTCTCTTGATGAAAGATTAAATGCTGTATACTTGTTTTTAAGAGCCGGATATGAAGTTCACTTAAATTTTAGTCCAGTAATAGTTCATGATAATTGGCTTATAGAGTATGAGTTTTTGTTTCATATAATCAACAGACATTCTGCCTTTAATAAATGGAATACTAATGATGTAAAAGCTGAAGTAATATTTCTGACTCATAATGAACAGAAGCACTTTTATAATCTACAGCATAAACTTCCAGGAGAAGAATTACTTTGGGTACCTAAAATACAAGAAAGCAAAACTTCTGAGTATGGTGGATCAAATCTTAGATATGAACACAAAAGAAAAGCTGATTATATTAAAAAATGGACTAAATTACATGATGAACATATTCCTTGGAATACAATCCGTTATATATTTTAATTATGATAAAAATATTTAGAGACAAGAAGATCACAAGTTTGATTGAAAATATATGCCATGAACATCATATGGTATGTAAAGTAGAAGATAGTAATATGGGGTATCTATGGTATATGTATACCCATGGTACTAAAAAAGGAGAATTTAGACCATTTATATTTTTATCCGAAGTAAACTTATTAGTAAAGACAGGATATCTTACTGAAGAAGAGAAAGAAAATCTTATTAATATGTTAAATAGTAATGATGAAGATAATGCTCATCTTACTGCATATTCTATAATTACTTTAAGAAATCAGAGGATAAAAGATATGGGACTATGGACCCTTGAGAATGAAAACTATAAGGATATTAACTACACTAAAGATGTAATTAGTCCTGAAACATTTATGAATAAACCTTAAAACATGGAAGAAAAAGTTATAACTGTTACCTTAAAAGAAGACCAAACACTTACTGATTGGGTTAGGGAAACATTAAAAAGCAGACTATCTAGAAGATACAAGATAGTTCACATAGCAGAAGATGCCGGTATAGACAAATTTCAAGTGTACAGGTTTATGTATGGGAAAGAAGTTACAGGTAAATTTTATGATAAGATTTTTAAATACTTAACAGAAACAAAAAATGAGTGAACAAGAATTAATTGATCTTGATTTTGATAAAGTTACTATAACTCATAGTGAAAGTAACAATGGTTATGATTATTATTACTATCAAAAAGAACTCTGCAGTGGTCTAGTCCTACACAGTACAGATAGCATTGATGTGAAAGATGATCATTGGCTATTAAAATCATTTGAGATACCTGCTGTAGAGATAAAAACCAAAGATCACTACATGCAGTTTTTAGAAGTAATGAACAATATAATTTGCTAATTATGTTTAGTGGTAAGTTTATTAAAAAAGATGGCAAACTGATATTTGCTCATCCTCAAGACAAACTGGCATATGAAATCTTTCTACAGAAGATTCCAGATGGTCAGAAAGTGGATATGTATTTAGATCTAATTGGAATAGATCACAGTAAAGCACAACTTGCAAAAGTTCATGCTTGTATTAGAGAAATGGCAAAAGAATCTGGATATACTTTTGATGAAATGAAATGTCTTGTAAAAGATCATGCAGGTCTATCTTATAAAGATGGAGCCATGATAAATTACAAATCCTTTGGAGATTGTAGTAAAGATGAACTTATGTTAGCTATAGAAGCTTGTATACAAATAGGAAGAGAACAGTTTAATTTGAATCTGGGATAGGTTCAACATAACCTTCATCTCCTGGTTCTAATATTTCTTTCTCGTCATATAAATTATCAAGTTTAGCTTTTCTTTCTATTTCAGCAAGAAGAAGAATTATAGTATAAAATGCTTTTTGATTTGCATCTAAATCTTGATATTTTTTAGATAAAATATCTTTAAAATATTCTTCTCCTTTTTCTTGTATATTTAGAGATTGAAGAATAGTAAAAGATGTAGCTTTAGCCATTAAATAATAGCTTTTATTTACTTGAATGTTTATGAGAGCATCATCTTTTAGTTCTTTTGCTTTAATAGCCATAGTATTTAATTTTAAACAAAAATAGAAAAAAAATGGAATTACAAGAAATTAAACAAAAAATGTTTGATAAACTTGAACCTAGTGGTTGGTATAGAGTTTTTAAATCTTTTATATTTAGTAGTGAGTTTGATGACATACTTACTAAGTTGTATACACTAAGTCAAGAAGATAAAAGATTTACTCCACCACTTAAACAAGTGTTCAGAGCCTTTGAAGAATGT